GAGGCAAGCGCGATTGCCAGGCGGGTGTCCGCGTTCTCCTGCTCCATCGCCGCCTGCGTCAGCTTCGTGACGATGGCGGCGAACGCGCCGACTGCCCCCGCGGCCGCGGCGGCGGCGCCGGTAATGGTGCCAAGTCCGGAGAAGACCCCCTCGAGCGCAGCGGAGGCCTCGTTCTTGGCCTTGATGAGGATGTTGACTGTGCGGTTCGTGTCACCCACGCGGCCGCCCCTCCATTTTCCACTTCAGCTTCTGGGCCTCCAGCTGCTCCCGCGCGATGCCCCAGTTGTGCGCGGCCAGATCGATCGACAGAGCCTTGAACTCGCACACCTCGCCGAGCATGGCCGAGGGTCGTGAGCCGTACCGCCGGGCGAGGGAGTCAAGGAGCTCCATCGACCGACGGTCGGCGACTAAGGGCGGACCTGCTCCGCCGTCTTCTTCGAGTAGCCGGACAGCTCGCAGACCACGGTGAAGATCGCCATCTGGTCCTCGAGCGGGAGATCGGATGCTACCGGCCCCGCTGTCGGGTCCGTGCCGAAGACGGGCTCGAGGCAGGCAGCCACCACGACCTTCTCGATGCTCCCCAGGAGAGACAGCCCTTTCGGCGAATTCACGAGGTCGGCGGGCCTTCCCTTCGCCTCATCCCCGAGGGAAGCGACGTCGAGCAGCGCGCCCATCATCGAGCTGAGGTCGGCATACCCCAGAGCCCGGACCAGGACGTCCTGGCCAAGGCTGGTGGGAACTCTGCGCCGGCGCAGCTCGAGGAGCCGCTCCGGTTTCAGGAATCCGTTGCCTTCCAACGAAACCTCCCTATCCGACGGCGGATTCGCCGTTGGTGATCGCGAGCGTGATGATCTGGCCCGAGGTCGGCTCGAGCGCCATGAACGGCATGGTCGACTTCACGATTCCGCGGTTCTCGACGATGAACGGGTTCCCGGTGACCAGGCACTTCAGGAGCGTGAAATCGAAGCGGTAATTGCCGCCGCCGAGCACCGGCCCGGTATGCAACACCTCGAGCTTGAAGAGGGTGCCGGCGTCGAGCTTCGACCAGTCAGCCTGGACGGCATCCATCGTGATGGTGCCGGTGACCTCGACCATCTCCGCCGATCGAATCGGCTCGTCGATGTTCTTCGAACCGAGGACGCGCTTCTCCAGGTCGAGCTTGTTGTCGTACATCAGCTCGATCTGGTCGACCTTCCGGACGACGTCGTCGAACTCGCAGGAGAGCTGGTGACCGGCGACATAGTTCGCCGCGACCGGGAACGCGGGCGACGACACCGCGCCGAGCGAAGCATCCTTGCCGGCTCCCTCGATCTCGACTCGGGCGTTTTGGTCCGGCTGGAAGGTGAACTTGGCCGAGCTGACCTTGAAGCCGGCGACCACGAGTTCCGGGGTCGAGCCGGGGTCGGTGTCACGGTTGAGGCGCAGCGTCAGCCCCTTTCCCGACATGACTGTCGCGGCCTGGGCGTAGGTATGCGTCCACCGCACGGAGGGCTCCGGGTTGGTGATGGTGTCGGAGCTATCGCCGAAGAGGTGCTCGAAGAGGCGGGTCATCCCGCCGTAGTTCAGCTCGACGACGAAGGACCCCTTCCCGCCGAAGAAGGCGTCATACATGTTCCCTTCGCGCGGGTTGAGGCCGCGCACGACTGGCCGCGCGACGCGCTGCCGGAACGTCTCCATCTTTTCCGAGACGAGCTCGGCCCACTTGGTGCCGGCGACCGGCGTGCCCCAGGGGTTCTCCAGCCCCCAGCCGATGTGCGAATTGCGTCCGAAGCCCATCAGTCACCCCCTCCCTTCTCCGCCCGTGTGGCCGGCCGCCCCTGTCTCGGAGCGACCCGATCGACGAGCGCCTCCCCCGGAACCCGCTCGAACTCGGTCGGCATGCCGTCGCAGAGCTTCGCCGCCAGTTCGTCAGAGACGGCGAGGACGTCGCCGCTCGCGACCACTCCGAACCCCTCGATGTGCACGCTGCCGACCCCGATGTGTCTCACCTTCATGGCTGGGCCCTCGGATGGCGATAGATGACGTCCACGAACACATTCCGCACGTACACCTGCCCGGAGATGACCTTCGCCGTCGCGAACGACCCGACCCCCGACACCCAGGCGTCCATCGCCAGGCCGCCCAATGTGGGGTCGTCCTCGATCTGCGTCTCGATCGCCGCCCGGAGATCGTCGAAGTCGTTCTCCGGGTGCTCGCTCTGGAGGATGCAGGCGATGCGGAACGAGGCGGTGACCGTCTTCGATCGCGTCGGTAGCCGCTCGCTCACGTCCGTGTCGAGGATGGTGTAGGCGGCCGGGAACCGGCTCACCTGGTCCCAGAGCGTCCAGTCGGACCCGGTCTCCCCGATTCCCGCGATCTTCTCGATCTCGGTGGTCAGGGCCTCGCGGATCTGCTGTCCCGTCGAAGGCATTCGGCTCCTATTTGCCCGTAGCCCGGACGAAGAAGGTCTCGGACGGCGTGGTGCCGGCGATCGCCCAGGAGGTGCGGACCAGGCGCGAGTAGACCTCGCACATCGCGGAGTAGGTCGCCGTGGTGACGACGGCCGTCTCGTTGACGATGTCGCGCTGCGGAGTGGACGGCGCGCTGCCCGGCGCCGCGGCGCCCCCCTTGATGACCTTCTCGCAGGCGATCTCGTACCAGATGGACCCATCCGGCGAGGATTCGACCCAGACGCGGAAGGGGTTCACGGTCCCCGACCCCGCCGTGACCGACACGGTGACGGTAAGGCGGCGCCAGTTCCCGATGTCGGTCGTCGAGCCGATGCCGTTCCCGGTCTGCGCCCCCGAGGACTTCAGATTGAACGTCTCGTCCGCGACCGCCGGCGGCGCCGCGAAGATGGGCAGCAGCAGGGCCAGCAGGACGAACGCGGTGCCGCGGAATCGCTTCATCAGGGTCTCCTTCACCGGAGCACCGGCGGGATGCCGACCAGCTCGACCACCTGCTCTTCGGTGGCGACCCGCGCCGGCTCGAGGAACGGATGCGGCCGCATCCCGGGGTGCTGGAACACCACCCCCTCGCGGCCGTGAAAGTTCTGGATGAGGTGCGGCTTCGTCCCGCCCTCGAGGAACCGGGCGATGAACCCCCACTTTCCCCGCGGGAACACTCGCGCCTCGTAGTCGAACAGCGACTTCACCGTCACGGTGAACGTCAGGGCGCTCTTCACCCGACGGCTGTCGGTATTGGCGCGGGCGGTGTCGCGCACCAGGCGCGCCGCCTCTTTCAGCCGCTCGCGCAGCCCCTGCTTCAGCTCGCGGTCCACCTGGCTCAGGAGCCCCGTGACCTCCGGGACGCCGAGAACCTCCAGCCCCAGCATCAGGCCGCCTCGAGCAGGTAGGGCGCCAGGCGGGTCTCGCGCTGCTCGAACATCTGCGCCGGCCGCATATAGCTGATCGACCCGTCGCCGAGCGACTGCGACAGCAGGTGCCCGGTGTCGCGCGTCATCAGCCGGTAGACGACGTCCTCGGTCGCGAGCCCGACGATCCCCTCCGGGACCGTGGAGAAGCCGGCGGTGAAGACAGCCCGGTAGTTCTTCGCCCCGCGGGTGAACTCGGCGCAGCCGCCCACCAGGTCGACCCGCCCCAGCCCTCGGAACCCCGGGAAGGTTCGCAGCCCCGAGAGCACGTAGGACGAGCGCGGCACCAGCGTCAGGACCTCTGTGACGCCGCCTGCGCCGTCGTCCTGGTACTCGACCAGGTGCAGCGAGGTCATCGTGACCAGCGGCCCCGCCGGCAGGACCATGCTGGCGCGGCCGGTGCCATCCAAGTAGACGGAATAGCTCTGCTCGGCGAAGGTGCGGCCGAGCCACGCCTGGTACTCGTCCGAGACCTCACTGATGAGCAGGTTCAGGAGGGCGTCGAACTCGTGCACCTCCCCCGGCTGGATCAGATGCTTGTCGACTCCGGTGCGGAGCATCATCCGAGCCCGGACCCGGTCGAGGGAGGTCAGGAGGGTCACCGACGGCGCAACGCCGGCACCGACGAGGATTGGGTATGGGTCCCTGCGCTCGTCGGTGCCGACGGGATTGCTGAGCTCGAGGGTGTACTCCCCGAGCCGGGTCCCGGTGAAGACCGCCCGCACCCAGCCCGTGGCGTAGTCGGAGAGCGTGACCCCGGCCAGCTCGGTCGGCGCGGCGAGACGGTCCGGCCCCAGGAGGGCCTTCGTCACGCTCGCCGCCTGGCCGGCGACGTAGTTGCCGTTGATGTCCCTGACCGGGTGGAAGAGGGACAGCGGAACTCCGAGCTGGGCCGGGTACACGTTACGCTCCTCCCGCGGTCGGCGCCGGCGCTACTCCTGGTGCGCGGCGCAGTACTTCTTGCCCTTGACCGCCTTCCGGCCGCAGGGATTCCCGGCGCCCGTCTCGCCCTGGCACTTCCCCTGGTCGTCCGTCGCCGGATCGCCGCCCTCCGGCGTCTCGGGCGTGGGCTTGATGGCACGCTCGACGCCGCGGCGCTTGGCGAGGATCTTGTCGGGGTTGAGCCCCATCTTCGCGTACTTCACGCGCGCCTTGGCCTCGGCCGCCTTGCGCTCCTCGGGAGTCGGCTCGGGGTAGATGGCGTCGACTTCGGCATCGTCCTTCGCCCTCACCCCGATGCGACCACGGATCAGCCGCTCGCCCGTTTCATCGGAGCACTCCACGATCTGGCGCGGCAGGAAGGAGCTGTTCTCCCCCACCAGGCCCTGAGTCAACCGTACGTTCATCTGGGTTCCTCCCGGGTGTTGGAAAAAGGTCAAAGGGCGGCGCCGCGTGTGGAAGCCGGCGCCGCCCGAGGTCGAACTAGAGCTGGAGCACCTGGATCGCGGTCGTTCCGCCGGAGACCAGGTTGCCGTCGAGGCGGTCGAACACCAGGAAGCCGACCTGGAACTTCTCGGCGTAGCGCTCGGTGAGGCGCATCATCACCGGCATCCCGCCGCGGCGGATGATGTACTTCTTCAGCAGGCCGAACGCCATGACCTCGTTGTTGTCGACGAGGGTGGAGTCCATGTCCTGGTTGATGAAGTACGGGTAGCCCATCAGCGTGTTGGGCGTCCCGGGGGCGTCGCTCGCCGGACGGAAGATCGGCCGGCCGTTGCTGTCGAGCAGGAGCTTGAGCGCCTGCAGGATCTTGTCGTGGAACATGAAGGCGCATCCCGGCTGGCTGCGGTACGCCGGGTCCACGCCGTGCTCGAGCTTCACCACGTCGCCGTAGGCGATCGCGGTGGTGCTGGCCGCCACGATCGGGGTGGTGTCCGCCAGGAGCGCGGTGATGAGGCCGCGCGGCTGCGAGGACCCGGTCCCGAGGGTGAACCGGGTGTTCGAGATGCGCCCGATGCGCTCGGCGAGGGCGTCGAACAGGTCCGCCTCCAGGTTGAACGCGGTGTCGGTGAGGAGCGGGATCGGCACCCGCACCCCCTTCGAGCTGTACACGTAGGTCTTGAGGGTGACCGACGCGTACACCGGGTCGGCCTCGGCCGCGGCAGTGTCCTCGTTCAGCTGCTCGCCGGTGTTCCCGGTGTCGTCCATCTTCGGCCAGGGCAGGTCGGCACCGGAGTCGGTCTCGACGACCCGGCCCGCCTGCCACATGCCGGCGTAGGACTTCAGCGCCTTGTCGAGCTCCGGCATGAAGTCCTGCGGGATGGTGAAGGCGCCGGCGGAACCGGTCACCTGGCTGAGGGCACGGACCTCGGGAGGCAGGCTGGCTTCGGACTGCCGGATCGCCTCGCGGGTCTCGTCGTCCCAGTGGCTCGGGTGCTGGCCGAGGAAGGAGCGCAGGCACCGCTCCGCGCGGGCGCGCGATTCGGGAGTCGACCTGAAGCCGCTCCGCCCCGCGTTGCGCCCGTGCTCCGGGTCGCCGTTATCACGGCCGGCCCGGCGGTCGTCGAGCTTCTCGAGGTCGCGCTCGCGCGCCTCGGTCCGCTCGTGCTTGTCGATCTCCTTCGTCCGCGCTTCGAACTCGGTGTTGAGACGCTCCCACTCCGTGTTCTCTTCCGCGGAGAGGTCGCGCTTCTCGTCGTCGGCCTTGACCAGGATCGACGCCATCTTGGCGTGCGTCTCCTGATTCTTGCGGCGGAGCTGCTGCGCTTTCGAGATGAAGGCCATGGGCAATCCTCCAGTGAACCGTCGTTGGCGACAGCCCACCGGGAAGCTCCGCCCCGGTGTCAGGCCCGGCCGCACTGTTGGTGGCCTGGCTGGAGACTTGGCTCCAGGAGGCGACCGGCGGCGACCCGCGCAGCGCGTTCGGTGCTGTCTACTTCAGCGCCAGACCCTGCAGGTGCAGGCGACGCTTTCGCAGCTCCATTTCTACCAGCGGCGCGCGATCTTGGGGAACTGCCGGAGCCTGCTTTTTTTGCCAGGCCTCCATCGACCGCAGCGCGACGTCGGCCTGCGGGTAGGCGGGGAAGGTGACGCCCGGGCTGACCTCGACGAGCGTGACCTTCTTCAGGCTGCGGATCCTGGTGCCATCCTCCTCGGTGCGCCACTCGTCCTCGTCGGTGTAGAAGCCGAACGAGCATCCGGTGACGTCGCCGCGCTTGAGGCTCACCATGCGATCGCGGAACCAGGTGGTGTCCGGCGGCGTGTTCTTGAAGGCGAGCCCCACCTCGTCCTCGGTGAGATCGAGCGTGCCGGCCTTGTTGCGCCCCAGCACCAGGTCGCCGTCGTGATTCCAGAGCGCCCGGATGTCGTGGTTCTCGATGCTCTCTTTGAACGCACCCGGCACGATCTTCTCGCGGAAGCCTCCGAGGTCGTCGGACAGGGAGTTGAAGACGGCGATGTGCCCCTCGAGCGTGGGCGTCTTGTCGTCGCCGGCGACGCGCAGCTGCATCGGGAAGTGCCGAAGTTCACGCTCTCGCTTCATGGGCCTGGTCTCCTCCGGTTCAGTCTGCCACCACGTCGCACTCGCAGGTGTCGTGCAGCGGCGGATGGCCGATGTTGTCGGACGGCTTCATCGGCGGCCCCGCATCCTCCCCACCGTCGACACCCTGGCCGGCGTTCACGAAGTTCTGCTCGACGCCGGCGGTCTTGCCGTCCATTTCCTTGCAGAAGTCGCAGGCCGTTCCGTTCGCGACCCAGCGCAGGACGCTGACGCCGGCAGCGACGTACAGCACCTTCGCCGCGGCGGCCATGAACCGGACCGACTCGATCCCGGCGATCTTCCCCGCCCGCTTCTCCCCCCATTCGTCGAGCCGCTGCTGGATGGCCTCGGCGACCGCCTCGTCTCCCTCGGCCTCGTACTCGTCGACCAGCGCCAGGAGCTGCAGGCGCCCCTCGGAGGCCTCCCGCCGGCCGAAGTGCTTGGCGTAGTCGACGGAGAACTTCTCGAGCTCCGGGGTCATCTCTTCGGGCGGGTCGTTCCCCAGCTCCTGCGCGATCGCCGGGTCGATCAGCCCCGCATAGGCGACGATGACCGGCTGCATCCGTCGCGCCGCCCAGCCGGCGTGCCCGTCGTAGAAGTCATCGATGGCCCGACGCAGGGGCGCGACGCTCCGGCGGCTGCGGCCGTCGCCGGCGACGTCCTTCAGCTCCTTCTCGATGGCGCCGATCTCCCGCTTGACGATCTGCCCGGCCCGGTCCTCGATGATGGGCCGCTGCGCGGAGCGGATGCGGCGGCGCAGGCGCAGGCTCCGGTTCTGCCGCACGCGCCGCTGCTCGAGCAGCTGCCGCGCGCGCGCGCCCGCCGCCGGCGCCGGCGGCGGCGGCGCACCGCTCCCGCCACCGTCAAGCACCTGGTCCGCCGGGATCATGTTGATCGGCACCATGTAGATGTCGCCCCCGGGGCCGATGCCGGGACGGTCCTGCAGCTCGCACACGTCGTTCGCCGAGTACCAGCCCCACTGCCGGCCGGCGCTGAAGGCGTTCGTCTGGGCGGCGGTGTCGCCTCGCAGGAGCGCGTCCATGTTGAAGGCGATGTAGTACCGGCCCCGCTCCTCCGGCGTCAGGAGCTTGCGATTGAGCTCCTGTTCCCAACGGACGTAGATCGGCCGCATGGTGTAGACGACGAATTCGAGGCTCTGGTGTTCGATATTGGCGAAGGTCGCCCGCTCGAGGTCCTTCAGGAAATGCACCGGGATGTTGAGGATGCGGGCCATCTCGACGATCCCGAACTTGCGCGTCTCGAGGAACTGCGCGTCGTCGGGCGGGACGCCGGCAGCCTGGTACTTCATGTTGCGCGGCAGGAAGACGACCTGGTGCCAGTTGTCGCCGCGGCCCGACAGCCATGTCTCCTGCAGGTTCTTCTTCGACTCCGGGTCGAGCTTCGTGAGCTGGGTCTCGACCACCCCGGGCGGCCGCGCGCCATGCTTGAAGAACGTGGCGCTGTAGTCCTGGACGACCAGGGCGCCGCCGATGGCATCGCGCGCGGCGCCGATCACCGACCTCCCCTTGACGCCGTCGAAGCTGAGCCCCGGAACGTGGAGGACCTCCTCGGCCCCCCAGGTCTCGTGGGTGCCGTCACGCATGGTGACGGCGTAGACGCGGCTGCCATCCTCGGCCCGCTTCGGCTCGACCCGCTGGCTGATGAGCGGCCAGAGCTCGCGGATCCTCCCGCCCTTGTCGCGGCGGATCACCGCGTAGCCGTTGCCGTGGTAGACGATCTGCGCCTGCATGCACTCCCGGACGAAGAACGAGGACATCTCCGGGTTCGGCTCGTCGTGCAGCAGCGGGTAGAGCGGGTGCTCGGTCGCCTTGCGCCTGCCGCGGCCCTCGCGCTCATAGATGCACAGCGGCACCGAAGCGACCGTCTCGGACAGGATGCGGGTCCCGCACCAGAAGGCGGTGAGCCGCGAGGCGCTCTCCTGGGTCACGGACACGCCGGCCTTCGAAGGCCCGCCCCCCATGAAGTCGAGGACGTTGGTCCCGTTGAGCGGGTTCGCGGGGTTCTCGACGCCCCCCGCCGGCGGGTTGGACCGGAGCGAGAAGGCGCGCGCGAGGAGGCCCACCGTCAGGACCCGGCCGGCAGGCCGCGCGCGCCGATGAGGACCAGAGCGACACCGAGGGTGGCGACGCCGGCCCCCAGGTGCAGCATCGCGGCGCCGCCAACGACGAGCAGGATGCCGAGAGCGATGACGACGTCAGCCGCATTGAAGCGCGCGCGGCGCGCCGGCGGCGGGACCGCTGCCTGCTCTTCAGCCGAGAGTTTCGAGTCGGGCATCTTCGAGCCTCCCATCGCTCAGGAGTGCACGGCCGAGGGCCATGACCAGGGCGACGATCCCGTCAATCCGTTCAGGGCTCTTTTTCTTGCTCGGCTTCCAGTTGTCGTACGCGTCCTTGTCGAGGCTCACGTTGTCGGCGCACCAGGCGAGCACGGGATGACCGCCGTGGCGGATCTGACCGCGGCGGTAGAGCGCGTCGAGTTCCTTGGTCGGCGCCGTCATCGACCCGAATCCCTGGCTGACCCGCACCACCTCGAAGCCGTCCTCCTGCTCGAGCTCGGTGATGAGCTTGTGGGCGTTCCACGCGTCGACCGCCAGCTCCTGGATGAGGTACTCCTGTCCGAGGTCCTGCAGCTTCTTCCGGATGGCACCGTGGTCAACGGCATCACCATCTGTTGCGATCAGCGCGCCCTCGTCACGCCAGGCATCGTACGACACCTTGTCGCGCTTCGATCGAATCCGGATGCCCTCCTCCGGGCACCAGAACCACGAAAGCACGTCGTAGGCCGGGAGCGGATCGCCGTACTCCCAGCCAGGGATCTTGGCGACGCCGACGGCGTCGATGTCCTCCTCGCTCGGATAGTCGGGATCCCCGGTGCGCAGGCTCGAGTCGAAGACCAGCTCGAGGGCGCACAGGTCGGTGACGGTCGAGAGGTCGAGCGCCGCGTAGCAGGCGCGCCCCCTCAGCTTCTCGGCCAGCTCGTGCCAGGGCAGGGAGCCAGTGCAGGCGCGCCACTTCTTCTGGTCGATCCACCGGAAGGCCTGCTGCACCCACTCGTTCAGGTGCAGGCGACGGAAGGTGTTCTGGTAAGCCGGCGACTGCTTCGCCTCGCGGTACTCCGCATCGAGGTACTCCATGGAGATCGTCACCCCAAGGCTCGGGTTGCAGCGCTTCCAGACCTCGCGCTTCTCCCAGTCGTCCCCCTCCTGGATGCCGTACACGACCGGCAGGAATTCGTCGTCGCGGACCAGGCCGTTGCGGACGGCCAGCGCCTTCCGGTGCATCTCGTAGCAGAGGCTCTTGCGGTCGTACCCGGCCGTGGTCATCGCGACGATCAGCGGCTGCCGGCGCGCGCCGCGGCCGGTGCGCAGCGTGTCCCACAGATCGCGATCGTCCTGGACGTGCAGCTCGTCGAAGAGGATGCCGTGCGGGTTGAGCCCGTGCTTGCTCGGGACGTCGGCGCTCAGCACCTGGTACTTGCTCCGCGTGGACGGGATCCAGATCTCCCGCGCCATCGGTTCGCAGCGCGGCCGCAGCCGGACGCTCGCGAGGACCATCTCCTTCGCGACGCCGAACACCAGCCCCGCCTGCGATCGATCGTGCGCCGCGCTATAGACGTCGGCCCCTGGTTCGTTGTCGCAGAAGAGGAGGTAGAGGCCGATGCCGGCGACGAACTCGGACTTGCCGTTCTTCCTGGGGATCTCGATGTAGACGATGCGGTAGCGCCGGAGCCCGTCGGCGCGCCGCTTCCAGCCGAAGGTCTCGCGCAGGATGTAGCGCTCCCACGGCGCCAGCTCGAAGCGGTTCCCCGACCACTGCCCCTTCGTGTGCACGAGGAAGCGCGGGAAGAATTCGCAGACCCGGTCGGCGGCCTCCTCGTCGAAGTAGTAGAGGTCATCGACGGAGGGGAGCTCAGGCCGGCGGCTTGCGCGGCCGCGGCGGCGGGACGGCTTGCGGTCCCGGGACGCCGAAGAACGCTTCGTCTTCATCGTCGCCATCGCCGGCGCCGGGCATGTGCACGCGCGCGCGCGCCGACGGGCTGAATCCGAACTCGGCGGCGAACTCGCGGATCTTCTGCATGGAGGCGCGCTTCACCGTGACCGCCGGCGACTGCACCTCGGTTTCGTTCTCGCCGACGACAATCGTGTAGCCGCGCCGGCGGATCTCCCGCACGGCCCAGCTGAAGTCGGCGACTGCCTCGCAGTAGGAGGCGAGCATGTACGGGTCGAGCTGGGTGATGAGCCCGAGCCGCTCGAGCTCGGGGTAGATGCGTTTCCACTCGGCGCGCGCCGCGCGGCTCAGCACGCGCGGGCACTCGGCGCCGGCGGTCGGCTTGACCAGGTCCTTCTTCAGCGGCCGGTGACCCGGGTTCCCCTGCAGGAGCTTCAGCTCCACGGGTTTTGGACGAGGCCCAGGCTTCACGGGAGCCACCCCCCGGCGCCCCCACCCCCCCCTGCCTCAACCTGCGGGCGCGCGCGCGAGACCGCTCGGCCGGTCCAAAGGCAAAGCCCCAGAGATTTCATCCCCCTATCCCCTATGGAGCGCCACAGCGGGCATCTGCCTGCGCCGTGCGCGGTCGAGCCGTTGCTTCGGTCCGTCGTGGCAGGGCTTGCAGAGCGCCTGCCAGTTGCGTTCGTTGTCCTCGCCCCCATCGCGCAGCGGGATGATGTGGTCGACCGTGGTCGCCTCGTCGCCGCAGTTGTTGGCGCAGTCGGGATGCTCGGAGAGGAAGGCGGCGCGGCGCCGGCGCCAATCGCCGTCGTACCCGCGCGCCGCGGCCGAGGGACGCTGCTCGTCGTGCACGCGCCTCACCCGTGACATGTGGTCGGTGCAGTAGCCGCGCTTGCCCCTCACCTTGTTCGGGCATCCCGGGTAGCGGCACGGATGAGCAGTCAGCCACGGCATCAGTCACCGCCGCCCATGATGCGGCAGGTCCATGACGTGGATGACCGTCGAGGGCGCCACTTCACCGGGCTTTGCCTTCCGCTGATTAGCGCTCCCATCGAGCCACCGAGGCGAGTCGCCATGTATGACGCCCAGGCGCTTGAGCGCATCGAGAATGGGCTTGCAACCGGCGCGCAGATTCTCCTCGTCGTAGTCGCGCTCCCCATGCGCCTTGACCCGCATCACGAGGACGGCGCGGCGGCCGCACGGTTTCGGCTGCAGACTGGCCTTCGCTTGTCTCGTGACCGCCAGCGCGCCGTACTGCAGCTCCTGCATCCAGGTGAGCCGGTGACGGTGGTAAACCGACCAGTGCGCGCCGTGCCACTCATTCACGCTAGGCATCGGCCGAGGAACCACGAAGACGTGCTGCCTCAGGACCGGCTCGGTCGCAACAGGGTGGGCTCCAATCCCACTCGTGTTTTGAGAGCCGCTTTCTTGACCCGCTTTTCTCCGAGACATTCAGGACAGCCGACCCGCCCAGGCTCGGGCGGATTCTCCCCGCAGTAGATGCACTCGCCCCTCCTCTTCCTGGCTTCTCGGACCAGGCGCCCATTCTTGATGTGGAGGACGGACCGCCTCCACCACTTGCAATGCGCCGGGCAGCCGCGGCCTGCCATTGCCGCGCCTACGTCAGGCGGCGACGGGATCGATGGAGCCCCAGATCTCGCAGCTTCCAGTACACCGCCTGGTACTTGAATCGAAGCTCGCGCGCCACGGCGGCGACGTTCCCTGCATGCGCCTCGTAGAGCTTGCGGATCTTGGCTTCCGGCGGCCAATCGAGCTGCGGCTCGGCGCCCCCGACACCGCGGCGCGGCCGGAGGACAGCGACCGGCATGACTGCGGCTGATCCGCTGGACGGGTCGCGCGCCGGCACGACGTCCGCTGAGGATGGATGGCCGCCCCGACCACGCATCGGGTCCGGTGACGCTGAGGACCGGCCCCAGTCACCGGGGGGGTCTGGTGTCGGCTTGACGGCCAGCAGGCCGCGTGTCAGGGCGGCGTTCTGCTGCAGGAGACGGCGAGTGTCTTCGAGGAGTCGTCGGTCTTCATCCGCGAGCCGAACCTCTTCTAGCTTCACGGCCCCCATGGTACGACCCCTGCTCATAGGGCACACCGCGCGCGCAGCATCGCTGGGGGTGTCAATGGCAATTCTCGGGCGCTCCCGCTCACCTTCGCTCTCCGACCGTGTCGATGGACATGACGACCAGGCCCTCTGGCAGCCCCCACTCCGGGCCGCGATCGATGTA